CAAGTTCCCCGTTGGGCCGGACGGGCGTAGGAGAAACCAACGGCAGGAATCAGAACGGGCCAAAGCCGACAAGTTCCTGCGTGACAAGGCCGCAGCCGGACGGGCATCGGCAGCAGCACGGCAACAGAACAGCAACAGCCGTTCAACACCTGTTGCAACAGACGCACCAACAGAACCGCAACACGACGGCAACCATTCACTGTCACTGTCACTGTCACTATCACCTTCACTGCCACAGTCAAATAACTCAATCTCGCTCAACGGCGTTGCCGTCGAGCCAGTTTCATCCGTAAATGATCCCAAGCCGAACCGACGAGCCACGATCCCGCAGGCCGCGCTGGACGCGCTTTGGCAGCGGTTCCCTCGGAAGGTGGGCCGGAAGAAAGCCATGACCCTGCTGGACAGGGCCGTGCGCGAGGTGATGGAGGACTTTGAGCATGACGAGCCGACCGATGCCCTGATCTGGATGGAGGAGCGGATTGACGCGCTCGCCAAGCAGCACAAGCTGTCCGACCCGAAGTTCATCCCGCACCCAGCGACCTGGCTAGGCCAGGGACGATACCTTGATCCTGTGGAGACACCATGAGAACCGAAACCGCAGCGACGATCCTTGAACACTTCGGAGGCAGCACATGGGCCAAGCCGGACAGCAAGCGGCACGCCGAAGCCGCCAGGGTGCTGGATGAGTTCAGCCACGAGGACATCGTGCAGGCGTGCAAGACGATGCGCCTGACCCTCTCGCGCTCCAGCGTCAAGCCGGAGGAACTGGCCACGGAGATCCGGCGCAACACCAAGCGTGCGAAGGTTCACGCGCAGGCGTGGAAGGACGCGATCAATCCATATGACATCGAATGCGAGCGCAAGTTCCAACGGAACGCCGTACTCCTTGCGCCGCGAGAAGTCATCGCAGCAGCAGTCGCCAAGTGCCGGAAGATTGGCGCGCTTGACGGCACGCCGCTGTCGCCCAAGGTCGAGGAGTGGAGCGCGTATACGGTCGGCATGGTTTATGCAGCAATTGAGGAGGCACACGGATGACAGACTCCGATCACATCATGCAACTTCGACAGCAGGTGGCGAATCTGCATGGATTACTGGTCAAGGCTCAGGCCGAGCGCGACCAGGCGCAGTCCAAAGTCCAGCGCATCATGTCTGGGCTAGAAGGCTGCTGCATGACCTGTGAGCCTGTCGGGGTTCGCAATCAGCAGATGGAACAGCACATCAAGACTCTGCAAGCCGAGCGCGACGAGGCGAGGCGGGAGGTGTCGAAATTGATGGGTGGTAGTGCAGAGCAAAATTGGTACGCAAATCGTCGCGGCTGGGACTGCTTCAAGGAGAATCCATGACCCTTCCACGCGAACGGTTTAGAGCGATTGCAAAGACGCGCAACCTACTGAAGGCGTTGTGTGACGCGAAACGCACGCCTGGTGTACCGAAACCGCTCAGGGACGAGGCGGCAGCTTGCCTGAAGCACTTTCCAACGCCGCTTGACATGGACGAGGCCATCCACGGACTTCGATTGGCTGCACAGGTCTTCGCAGCAGTTGAACCGATCCCACGGAAACTTCGTCGGCCGGAACGGGAAAATGATGAGTAAGATGGGGACACCATGATGGGCCACCAGCCACGGACGGCTAGTGCCCGTGAGATCCTCAAGGCTTGGCAGGATGCCCTTATGCCTGACGTACTTACCGTTACCGTTGGACTACCGGCGCGCACGCTTTCCGCGAACGCAAGAGTTCATTGGGCGGTCAAAATGAAGGCAACGAAACGGGCGCGCATTGAATCGTGGGCGAGCGCGCAGATTGCCATGCACGAGGCTGGCGAGAAGGGCGGATGGAAAGAGTCCACATGCCAGGTCCACTGGTACGCACGGGATAACCGAAGACGCGACAAGGACAATTGCCTATCAAGCCTCAAGGCAACATTCGACGGATTGGTTGATGCTGGATTACTGAAAGACGATTCTGCCCTGACGCACCTTCCGTTGTTGATTTTCGTTGACTCAAAGAATCCGAGGGTTGAGTTGTTGCTCAAGCGGTGGGAGGTCAAGGATGGCGCGTAATGAACTTGAACGTGTACTTAAGACGTTGGAAGGCCATTACTGGCGCGAGGGCGCATCGCCAGGCTCAAGGTGGACCGTTGAAAAGATGGGTCGCAACATTCACCGAGTGACCATGCTCGCCAATACTCCGCATGCGTTTGAGTGGAACGGGTTGCTGGCATCAGACAGGCACCACGATCACGCCAAGTCGGATTGGGATTTGGAGCGCAAGCACCTCAATGAACTGATGAAGCGAAAGGGAGGAGTAATTGACTGTGGGGATCTTTTTTGCGCCATGCAGGGGCGTTGGGATTTGAGAGCTGATCGCTCTGCATTGCGCGAGGAATATCAATCTGGTGATTACCTTGATGCTCTTGTTCGCGAGGCCACAAAGTTTTACTCGCCGTATGCGGATCGTTTTGTCTGCATCGGAAGGGGCAACCACGAGACAGGGATTACAAAAAGACACGAGACCGACCTCACTGAGCGCCTGTGCGCTGGATTGAGTGCGAGCGCGCCCTGCCCCGTTTACTCTGGCGGCTACGGCGGCTACGTCCTGTTCCGACTGATCACAAGCAAGGGCGGCTCGTTCTCGTTCCGTGTGCGTTATTTTCACGGAGCGGGTGGCGGCGCCATGATGACGCACGGGGTGCTAGACACGCGCCGGCATGCTTCGTTTTGGCCTGACGCTGACATGGTGATTACTGGACACTCGCATCACCACTGGACTGTGCCCATCGCACGCGAGCGCCTGCGCCAGTTCAACGGGCAAGCCGAGGTGGTGATCGACGAGCAACTGCATGTGCGCATCGGTACCTACAAAGACGAACACGGTGACGGTTTTGGCGGGTGGTCTGTTGAGCGTGGCATGGCACCAAAGTCGACGGGCGCAGTATGGATGCGTCTGCACATTGCAGGCAAGCAGTCTGAGTACAGACTGGCAGCCGAGGTGACCCGTGCTACATGAGGCCAGACTCACTATCAACTCAAGGCGGTGGAGAATCAAGCTCGTCCGCGCCAAAGACCTGCCAAAGGACTGGCTAGGCGACTGCGACCACCCGCCAGGGCCGCATCCAACCATCCGTGTCCGAAGGAACCTGCCTCAGCAGCGGCTTGCATCGGTCATCGCTCACGAGGTCCTGCACGCGGCGGTGCCTTCGCTGGATGAGGCGACAGTACAGGCCGCCAGCGACGCAATCGGAAGGGCTATGTTTCTGCTACAGTTTCGCAGAATCAAACCGTCCAAGGAGGACACATGCCGACGCCAGCGAAAGGCAAGCGATTCGTAAAGGTGGTGCGGAACCAGGCGACTGGACGAACCCGCAAGGTTTCATACGGTCAGGCCGGCAAGGCCAAGGGCGGAGGCGACCGCATCAAGCCAGGCACCGCGAAGGGGGACGCATACTGCGCCCGTAGCTTTGCGCAGTTGAAGGCGCATCCCAAAGCAGCCAAGAACCCAAACAGCCCGTTGCGGCTCTCCCGTGCGAAGTGGAAGTGCAGCGGAAAGACGAGCGGGGGCTAATGGGTAGGCACGCCAACCTTCCATTTCACCTGTATGTGAATGTCTCCAACAAGGCACTGGGTCCAGAAATGCCAAAGGGGCACACGCGAGGAATATGGCATGCCGTCTACTGTCGACCTGGGCAGGGACTTATGGCCGAATGTCTGCTTGAAAGCGGCGCGCATTGGTGCGGAATTCCAATGCAAATGCTGTTCACCACAGATGATGTTGCGAATCCGGTTCATGCCACCGAACCTTGGGGTGCGATGGGTGAACACATTGAAACATTCCATGCCCACTATCTCGAAGGGATGCCCGTAGTTACACTACACGAGCAGGCAAAGGGTCGGCATACGGGCATCATCATCGACTGGGCAGATGGATTCAGCAGGTATCCGCAGGAACACAAGCCCCTAAATCTCATAAACCTTGATTCTGGACAGTTTGCCTTACTGCCGAACAACTACCTGCTCATGTCGGACAATCACTTCACTCGTGCAGACACAAAGCAGAACCTAAAGTTCTACAAGCGAAACGAAACCGTTTACTGGGAGCAATGATGGCAAAGAAGTCAAAGAACAGCCTGGTCGGAAACATCAACCGCAGGCGCAAGGCCGGCACCAGCCGACCAAAGTCCAAGTCAACCGTATCCAAGGCCGCCTATGCACAACTCCGAAAGGGATGGAAGTAATGCCATTCAAGTCCAAGGCCCAGCAAAAGTTCATGTACGCGCAGCACCCAAAGATCGCAGCGCGCTGGGCCAAGAAAACCAAGAGCTTCAAGAGCCTGCCAGCACGCGCAAAGAAGCGAAAGTAATCGCTCTCAACGAGCGCGGTTTCCGCATTGGCGCAACGCACCACAATGCCACGATCCCGGAAGAAACCATCCAGCGACTCCGATACCTCCACGAAGAAGAGGGAATCGGATATAGACGCCTCGCAAGAATGTTCAATATCCGGCGCGATACAGTTGTCAAAATCTGCCGGTACGAGCGACGGGGACAGGTTCCCCATGCCTGGAAGCGGGTCAAAGAGAGTGGGAAGGCCAGCGGGCAAGATGCCCGTGCCGCAGATGGAGGCTGAATCGCTCATCAGGTGGATATCCGAAGGCCGGCCCCTGCGCGAGTGGTGCAGGATCGAAGGAAACCCGGAATGGCGCACTATCTACGATTGGATGGATAAGGACGCGGATTTCTCCGCACGCATCGCCCGCGCACGCGAGGACGGCTACGACGTGATTGCGGACGAATGCCAGCGTCTAGCCGACCTTGAGCCGATGGATCAGGTACAGGTCCAATGGAGGCGACTACAAATTGAGACACGCCTCAAGCTGCTTGCCAAGTGGAATCCGAAGAAGTACGGCGACAGGGCGCAGTTGGACCACGGCGGCGGAATCGTTCTGAACGTCGTGACCAATGTCCCACGCGACTAAACTCAACGTCGAGTTCCCATACGCGCCCAGACCGTGGCAAAAGGATTGCCACAGGACCAAGGCCAGGTTCAAGGTGCTGGCTCTGCATCGCCGTGCCGGCAAGACGGAATTGGCACTGATGGAACTGTTGGACCACGCTGTCAAGTGCAAGCTGGACCTAGGGTTCTATGTGTATTTGGCCCCATTCCTCAAGCAAGCGAAAGCCATTGCGTGGGCTAGGTTGAAACAAAAACTTGATGCGTTCATGCGGGCCGGCGCTATTGACGTGAACGAGGCTGACCTGGCGGTGACATTCAAGCACAACAAGGCCACGATCCGCCTCTTCGGTGGAGACAACCCCGACGCCTTGCGTGGCGTTCGCCTGGATGGCGTGGTCATTGATGAGGTTGCCAACATCAGGCCAGAGGTTTGGAACGACATCATCCAGCCGGCGTTGTCAGACCGTAAGGGCTGGGCGTTGTTCATCGGGACTCCGGCAGGAATCAACCTGTTCAGCGAGTTGTTCTACCGGGCCAGCAGCCTGCCTGACTGGTACGCGACCCGCTACACAGTGCATGACACAGACGCGCTAGACCCGTCGGAGGTGTCGCGTCTTGAGCGCGATATGCCAGAGACGGCGTTCGCACGCGAGTATTTGTGTGACTTCAGCGCGGCAGGAAGCGATCAGCTCATTAGCATGTCGGACGTGGAGTCGGCGTCCAAACTGGTTTACCAAGACGGCGATGTAATCGAATCTCCGCTCGTCGTCGGCGTCGATCCTGCCCGGTTTGGTGATGACCGTAGCGTGATCGTGGTTCGCCAGGGCTTACGCATGGAAAAACCGATGATTCACCACGGTGTTGACAACATGCAACTGGCTGGACTTGTGGCGCAGGTCATTGATGACCGCGACCCGGACGCCGTGTTTATCGACGTGGGTGGCGGTGCCGGCGTCATCGACCGCCTTCGCCAGTTGGATTACTACATTGTGGAAGTGCCATTCGGTGGCAAGGCGAACCAGCCAAACCTGTTTGTAAACCGCCGTGCCGAGATGTGGTGGCAGGTCAAGGAATGGCTTGGCAATGGCGGCAGTATCCCCAATGACACGGCACTGAAGGCGGAACTGTCCACGCCAACCTATTGGTTTGACGCCGTTGGCAAACGATGCCTGGAGTCAAAGGATGAAATCAAGAAGCGGTTGCAGGGCGGCGGCAGCCCAGACATCGCAGATGCGTTGGCCCTGACGTTCGCGTACCCGGTGGCAAAGCAGTTGCCGCGAGAGGTGCGCGAGAAGATCGACACCAGTCCCAAGGATTACGATCCATACGAGTCAATGTAGGTGCCCGTAATGACTGAAAAAATCAATACCGTTCGCCGCAGGTTTCCATGATTCGTGATGCAACAGAAGCGGACCATGATGCCATTGTGGTTATGTATCGCCAATTCATGGCGTTCACACCCTACGCGGACGTGCTAACGGCTACCGATGAAGAGATCAGCGCCACAATCCGGCACTTCATCGCGCACGCCAAGGTGTTCGTCGCAGACACCGACTGCACAATCTCCGGCCTGTTGGTCGCCGTGCTGTCGCCAGCCTGGTACGCCCCAAGGCACACAATTGCAACGGAACTGGCATGGTGGGTGGCACCGGAACACCGCAAAGGAACGGCAGCAATCAGGCTCATTCAAGCATTTGAGCAATGGGCGAAAGACAGTGGAGCCAGCATGATTAGCATGACAAATCTGCAAATCAATGATGGCGGTTCGGTTGAAAAAATGTTGCGCCGAATGGGCTACGCAATGACGGAACAGGCGCACACGAAAGGACTTATCTAATGGCAATCGGAACGACAGCAGCAATCGTCGGCGCATTGGCCGCGTCCGCAGCAGCAGCAGCGGCAGGAACCGGCTACGCCATTTATGCTGGTGAGCAGGGCAAGAAGGCGCAGAAGGAAGCCATGAATCGGCAAAGCGCGATGCAGGCTCAGGCTACGCAGCAGGCGCAGCAACAGGCAACGGCATCGCAAGCTGCCATTCGTCGCAGCCAGCAGCAATCACCAGATGTTGCAAGCATCATGGCTGCGGCACAAGAAACTGGCACTGGCGGTCCTGCCTCCACAATGCTGACTGGTCCTGCTGGCATTGATCCGTCGCAGTTGACGCTCGGACGAAACACGCTTCTCGGAGGTTGATATTGAGCGAATACCCAGGCAATAACAGGTCGTACAACAACGCGCCACAGCGCGACAGGCTGTTTACGCGCTGGGGTCAACTCAAGAGCGAGCGTGCCTCGTGGTTCGCGCATTGGCAGGAAATCACGTCATACCTCTTGCCACGAAACGGTCGCTACTTCCGCCAGGATCGCGATAAGGGATGGCGACGACACAACAACATCTACGATAACACCGGAACCCGTGCGCTCCGAACACTCGGTGCCGGCATGATGGCTGGTGCCACGTCTCCGGCGCGGCAGTGGTTCAGGCTCGCAACGCCGGATCCTGAACTGAACTCATACCAGCCCGTCAAGATGTGGCTGGATGATGTGACCAAGCGAATGCAGTTGGTGTTCCAGAAGTCGAACACATACCGCAGTCTGCACATGATGTACGAGGAGTTGGGAGCATTCGGAACCGCCGCCAGCATCGTGCTTCCAGACTTCAACAACGTCATCCACCATTACCCTCTGACCTGTGGCGAATACTGCATTTCAACAGATGCGCAGGGCCGAGTCTGCACGCTCTACCGAGAGTTTGAGATGACGGTCAGTCAGATGGTCAAGGAATTTGGTTACGACAACTGTTCTACTAGCGTGCAGAACATGTACGACACAGGCACGCTTGATACGTGGGTTCCCGTGATCCACGCTATTGAGCCGCGCATGGACCGAGACATGACCAAGCGCGATAGCAAGAACATGCCGTTCGGATCGTGGTACTTTGAGGTCGGAGGCGAGGATGGCGTGTTCCTGCGTGAGAGCGGGTTCACGTACTTCCCTGCGCTTGTGCCGCGTTGGGCTACCGCCGGCGGCGACATCTACGGAAACAGCCCTGGCATGGAGGCTCTTGGAGATGTCAAGCAGCTCCAGCACGAGCAACTTCGCAAGGCGCAGGCCATCGACTACCAGACGAAGCCGCCGCTTCAGGTTCCGACGAGCATGAAGAACCGGGACGTGGAAACGCTGCCCGGCGGCATCTCGTTCGTGGATGGCGCCAGCATGGGCATCAAGACCGCGTTTGAGGTGAATCTCAACCTGAACTACCTGCTGGCCGATATCCAAGATGTGCGCGAGCGCGTCCGTGGATCGTTCTACGCAGATCTGTTCCTCATGCTCGCAAATGCACCTTACACCCGCATGACCGCAACCGAGGTCGCAGAGCGACATGAGGAAAAACTCCTAATGCTGGGGCCAGTCCTTGAGCGTTTGCACAATGAACTGCTGGACCCGCTGGTTGAAATTACCTTCACTCAAATGATCCAGTCTGGAGCGGTTCCACCACCTCCGGAAGAGTTGCAGGGCATGGACCTGAACGTGGAGTTCGTGTCGATGTTGGCCCAGGCACAGCGTGCCATCGGCACCAACGCCGTGGATCGGTTCGTTGGCAACCTTGGCGCAATCGCGCAGATGAAGCCTGACATCCTTGACAAGTTCGACAGCGATCAGTGGGCCGACATTTACGCAGACATGCTTGGCGTTGATCCTTCGCTAATCATTGCAGATAAGGATGTTGCAATGGTTCGCGGTGCCCGCAACCAAGCGATGGCCGCCAAGGAACAGATGGCGGTTATGAATCAGCAGTCGCAGACGGCCAAGAACCTGGCGCAGTCTCCGACGGGACCGGGCCAGCAGAACGGTCTGACCGATGTGATGAACATGTTCTCTGGGTACGGTTCACCATCTGCATTGGAGCTTTGAAATGGCAATGATCAACATGAAACTTGAGAAGAACGGCGAATCCGAAGAACTGTATCCAGAGGATCTCGTCATTGAACTTGGCATTGAGCAACTCAAGAAACTAGGCTTGACGGCAGGAATGCGACTCGGTTCGACCGTTACGATCACTGCACGCGCTTATGTGGCCGAAACCAGTACGACGATGGTTGAGGGCGGCATGGAGCCAAGCGTTGAATTGCAGATCACAGATCTTGAGATTGGACAGGCCGGAACAATGGATGCTGCGGCAACCATGCTCTACGGCGGATGACGGTGCCCGTAGGAAATCAGTAACTCCATAAAGTTCCGCCGTGAGCAATTATGATCCGCTTGACCTGCGCAGCCAGGAACGCAGCAAAGCAGAACGCGAACTGCGCGAACGGCTGGCTCGGGAGAATGAAGAAGCGGATATCAAGTGGCTCATGGGCAACAAGCGAGGCCGTCGCATCATTTGGCGGCTTCTGGATCATGCAGGAGTGTTCCGTTCGTCGTTCAACACCAACGCGATGGCAATGTCATTCGCCGAAGGTCACAGGAACTACGGACTTCGCATTCTGTCCATGATCCATTCGCAGTGCCCCGAACTGTATCCAACCATGATGAAGGAGCAGACAGCAGATGAACGAATCAACGATGATGGAAGCCGCAACTCCAACTAACGGCTCCCAGGCATCTTCGGCACCTGAAAGCACCACTGCGACGGCAGAGGCGCTGTATGGTGATGGGCAGAAGGCAACTGCGTCGAAGGACTCTCCAGCCGCCGCGCCGGTCACGGAGAACAAGGCTACGGATAACAAGACGGAACCCAAGGCCGAAGCGCCGAAGGCTCCTGAACAGTACGAATTCAAGGCGCCTGAAGGCCGCGAATTCGACTCGGAGGTAGTGAAGAACTTCTCCGAGGTTGCCCGTGAATTGAACCTGACGCAGGATGCCGCGCAGAAGATTCTTGATCGGATGGGGCCAACGCTTGCCAGCCGTCAAGAATCGCAGGTCAAGGCCATTCGTGGCGAGTGGGTTGCATCGGCTAGGTCCGATCAGGAGTTCGGCGGCGACAAGCTTGCCGAAAACCTGTCCACCGCCAAGAAGGCTCTTGACACGTTCGGATCGTCCGAACTTCGCACGCTGCTCAACACGTCTGGCCTGGGCGATCACCCGGAAGTAATCCGGTTCATGTACCGCGCAGGCAAGGCAATCAGTGAGGATCGGATCGTCACCGGAAGCGTCGGACAGGCCAAGAACGGCCCGAAGACATTCGGTGATCTAGCCGATGCTCTGTATCCAACCAACACCTAATTCCACGAAAGGGAATTTCCAATGGCAGTGCTTACTTCCAACAACCTCACGCTGGCCGATTGGGCCAAGCGCACCGATCCCGAGGGCCGCGTTCCGGTCATCGCGGAACTGCTGTCCCAGAGCAATGAGATCCTTGAGGACTGCGTGTTCAAGGAGGGCAACCTGCCCACCGGCGAGCGCGTCGTGATCCGCACTGGTCTGCCCGCCGTCTACTGGCGTGCGCTGAACCAGGGCATTCCGAACAGCCGTTCGACCACCGCACAGGTGGACGAGGCTTGCGGAATCCTTGAGGCTCGCAGCGAAGTGGACAAGGACCTGGCAATGCTGAACGGCAACACCGCTCAGTTCCGTCTGTCCGAAGACGTTGCCTTCCTTGAGGCCATGAATCAGACTCAGGCCACGACCATGTTCTATGGCAACCCCGCCATTGAGCCGAAGTCGTTCCTCGGTCTGGCTGCTCGTTACTCGGCGGCCCCCGGCTCGTCGGGCATCGGTCAGAACATCATCGAAGGCGGCGGCACCGGCAGCGACAACACCTCGGTGTACCTCGTTATTTGGGGCGACAACACCGTTTACTGCCCGTTCCCGAAGGGTTCGACCGCTGGCCTCATGCACGAGGATCTCGGTGAGCAGACCGTGTATGACGGCAATAACCGTCTTCAGGCGTATGCGACCCGTTACCAGTGGAAGAACGGTTTGGTCGTGAAGGATTGGCGCTACGTCGTTCGCATCGCGAACATCGACGCAAGCGACATGTCCAACGCGAGCGGAACGCAGGCTTCCAGCGCGGCCACGCAGCTCATCAAGCTGATGACCCGTTCTCTGTACCGGATTCCGAACATGGCGATGGGCCGTGCAGCTTTCTACATGAACCGCACCGTTCACGGCGGCCTGTCCATCCAGGCGATGGACCGCGCCCAGAACGTGCTGTCTGTGCAGCAGGGTCTGTCGCAGTTCGGTACCCCCTATTCGTGGCTGTCGTTCCTCGGCGTTCCGTGCCGCCGTGTCGATGCCCTCATCAACGCAGAAGCCCGCCTTACCTAATAGGTAAAGCAGAAAGGACACACAATGATTCTTGATCAGAACCTTCGCCTCGGTAATACCGGAGCGATCACTTCCGCCGCCACGTATATCACTGGTACCTCTGGTACCCCGGATGTCGTTGACCTTCAGAGCAACACCGCTTACACCGCCACGGTGAGCGGCTCGCTCTACACGGTCGGCCAGGGCACCCAGAACCGAGACATCGGCGCTGGTAGTGACCTGTACGTCGTGTTTACCGTTACGACCGCGCTCGCTGGCGGTACGAACGCGACGTTCCAGGTGATCGCCTCATCGTCCTCCACGCTTGCCTCTGGCAACATCGTGATCGGCGAGACTGGCGTTATCACCACCGCGAACCTCGGCCTCGGTGCCCAGGTCGCTGTCCGCATCAACCCGCAGCAGATCGGTGCTGCTGGCCTCCGCTATCTCGGCGCACAGGTTGTCACGACCGGCACGCACACTGCCGGTGTCATCAGTGCCGACATCGTCGAGGACATCCAGGATGGCCGCCGCATCTATGCGTCGGGCTTCACGGTGGCGTGATAGGAGGAACCCATGCCCAAGTATCGCGCAAAGGTCAAGTGCTTCGTGGACAATGGACTGCGGGAAGTTGGCGATGTGTTTGAGTACAACGGCCCACAGAACAGAAATCTTGAGCGCGTCGGGTCTGAACCCGAACCTGTTGAGCAGGAGGATTCGGTACCGGCGCTGCGCCGGCCCGGTCGGCCTCGCAAGACGGCGATTACTGAACGCATGGACTGACGGTTACTGAACTGGTGTACAAGGAGGGTGGTCGGGCAACCGGCCACCCTCCATCACTAGGAGGCAGGTATGGCATCGGAAGTCGAAATCTGCAATTTGGCACTCGCGCACCTTGGCGATGAGGCAACAGTCGCCAGCATTGATCCGCCGGAAGGATCGGCGCAGGCAGAGCATTGCGCACGCTTCTATCCGATTGCTCGAGATGGTTTACTCCAAATGCACCCTTGGAACTTCGCGTCCCGCCGCGTATCGCTGGCGTCCGTCACGATGCCGTACACGATGTGGCAGTACGCATACGCATGTCCTGGCGACATGATGGTTGCCGTGTCCGTGCTGCCGCCAGAGGCAGAGAACGATTACGCGGTGCGTGCGTATCCCGCCGACCGACACGGTTTCGGAGCTACGAATCCGCCCATCACTAACGCTGGTGTCTATGTGCCGCAGGAGTATCAGATTGAGACTGATACCAGCGGAAACAAGGTCATCTACACGAATCAAGAGAACGCGCTGCTTCGATATCAGGCGCTCGTGACGGACCCGACCAAGTTCGATCCGCTGTTTGTTATGTCCTTGTCATGGCACCTTGCCGGCATGCTGGCAGGTCCGGTCATCAAGGGCGGTGAGGGAGCGGCAGAAGGCAAGCGTTGCGCACAAATGATGCTTGCGTACTTGCAGCAGGCCCGTGCATCCGATGCCAACCAGCGCAACGTACGTCCCGAACACATCACGACCTGGATGAGCGGACGGTAAATCATGGCGTCCACGCGTATCTACTTCCGTTCGTTTGCGGGCGGCGAGATGTCGCCAGAGATGTTTGGTCGTGTCGATGACGTGAAGTACCAAACTGGTGCAGCGCGCATGCGGAACTTCATTGCCATGCCGCAGGGTCCGGCAGAGAACCGCCCTGGCACCAAGTTTGTACGCGAGGTGAAGGATTCAACCAAGCGCACCAGGCTGATACCGTTCACATACAGCACAACGCAGACGATGGCGATTGAGTTGGGCGCTGGCTACACGCGATTCCATACACAGGGAGCAACGCTAACGCCAGGTTCTCCATCTGCATATGTTGCCGGCGGAACGACTGTCACGGTAACGCAATCGGCACAGGCAGCCGTAACGATGCTGCAATCGAAGTCGGCAACCGTAACGATCACAATTGCATCTCCTGCGCAGATCAATTGGACGGGACACGGATTGTCAAACGGCACAATTGTGACGTTTACAACTACTGACTCGCTGCCAAACGGAATTAACGTTGGAACAGAGTATTTTGTCGTTAGTGCGTCCGCCAACCACTTCAATGTGTCGCTAACAAGCGGCGGTACTGCAATTGACACGACTGGCGTGCAATCTGGAACGCATAGGGCAAGCACAGGAACGCAGGTTACTTGGACTTCACACGGTTTATCAGATGGACAAGAAGTGCTGTTCAGCAGTTCCGGAAGTCTGCCGTCTGGTCTGACGCAAAACACTTCGTACTATGTCCGAAACGCTGCTACGAATACGTTTCTGATTGCGACCATTCCTAATGGTCCTTTGGTTTTGACCACAACTGGAGGCAGTGGAGTTCAGACGGCAAGTACGCCAGCACTTATCAACTGGACATCGCACGGACTTGCAAATGGAACTGCAATCGGATTCACGACAACCGGCACGCTCCCAACAGGAATGCTGCCTGACACCGTGTACTACGTGAAGAACGCCGCTGCGAATACATTCCAAATTTCTCTTTCAAGTGGCGGAACACCAGTAATTACCACCACTGCCGGCAGCGGAACGCATACGGCATCAATCCCATACAACGTAGGATCGCTCGTTTCGCAGGGCGGAACAAATTACTACTGCATTGCCACGGCAATCAACAAAACGCCTCCAAATGCGACGTATTGGTATCCGTTGCCATCTGGCGTCTATGAAATCCCGAACCCGTATTCCGAGGCGGACCTGTTCGACATCCACTATGTGCAGAGTGCCGATGTCCTCACGTTGGTGCATCCGAATTACGCTCCGCGTGAACTGCGAAGAAATGGCGCGACAACGTGGGTTCTGTCAACGATCAACTTCGCCGCACCGCTATCGCCACCGAACGGACTGACGGCAATCAAGACTGGAACCGGAACCGGATATGTTTATCAGTATGTGGTCACGGCTGTTGATTCTGACCTGATTAGTGAATCGGCGCAAAGTTCATCTGTCAGTGTCAACCTAGATTTTGGAACCGCTGGAAGTTACGTGACGATCCAATGGACAGCCGTTCCTGGAGCTTCTAGGTATCGGGTTTACAAGTTGCAGGGTGGCTTGTATGGGTTCATCGGAGAAACCGATGGCACATCCATCATCGACAATAACATTGGGCCAGACATGGGCGTTACGCCGCCCATCTATGACACCGTGTTCAACAGCGCAAACAACTATCCGGGCGCAGTCAGTTATTTTGAGCAACGCCGCATCTTTGCGGGCACGAACAATGCTCCGCAGACGATGTTGATGACGCGCAGTGGAACGGAATCTGACATGTCGTATTCGATTCCGACCGAGGAAACGGATCGAATCAAGTTCCGTGTGGCTGCGCGAGAGGCAAACACCATTCGCCACATCGTTCCGCTTACGCAGCTCTTGGCGCTTACCAGTGCCGCTGAGTGGCGCATCAGCCCGGTGAACAGCGATGTCATTACACCGACAACGATTTCGGTGCGTCCGCAGTCATACATCGGCGCAAACAATGTCCAGCCGTCGATTGTGAACAACACGGTGATCTATTGTGCTGCCCGTGGCGGGCATGTCCGCGAACTGGGATACTCGTGGCAGGCAAGCGGATTCGTTACTGGAGATTTGTCACTTCGTGCAGCGCACCTGTTCGACAGTCGTGACATCACCGACATGTGCTACAGCAAGTCTCCGCAGCCACTCCTGTGGTTCGTATCGAACAATGGGTATCTGCTGGGCTTGACGTATGTGCCGGAGCAGCAGGTCGCTGCTTGGCATTGGCACGATACAGATGGCACCTACGAATCCTGCACGGCAATCGCTGAGGGTAACGAGGACGCGCTATACGTCATTGTGAAGCGCACGATCAACTCGGTCACGAAGCGATATGTCGAGAGGTTTGAAACCCGACAAATTACGGACCTTGAGGACTGTTTCTTTGTGGACTGTGGTCTGTCGTATGACGGCACGAACACAACGGCAACTACGGTCACGGTGACTGGCGGATCGACGTGGGGGCCAGCAGATACGCTAACTATCACATCCTCAAGCGGCATCTTCGTGTTCCCTGGCACGAGCGATGTGGACGATGCCATCGTGCTTACTGGCAGCGATGGAGTGCAATATCGACTCACGATCTTGTCTACTACCAGTAGCACCGTGGCTACGGCGCGAGTGGACAAGGTGATACCAGCTGCGCTTCGTAGCGTGGCTACCGCAGTTTGGGCGTTCGCACGCAACAGCGTCAGTGGTCTGTCACACCTGGAAGGCAAGACGGTCAGCATTCTGGCAGACGGGGCGGTACAGCCGCAGGAAACGGTCGTGTCTGGCAGCGTCTCGTTGGATCGTGCGTTCACCGTGATTCATGTCGGATTGCCATACGAGAGTGACCTGCAAACTTTGCCATTGACCATCAACATTGACGGCGCTGGACAGGGGCGGCGCAAGAACATCAACAAGGCGACGCTTCGCGTGTTCCAGTCGAGTGGCATCTTTGTTGGCCCGGATGCCGACAATTTGGTGGAAGCCAAGCAGCGCAGCACGGAACCGTATGGCAGTCCACCCGCGCTCAAGAGCGATGAGGTTGATGTGGACTTGATGCCGAAGTGGGCAAATAGCGGTCAGGTATTTATTCGTCAGCTTGATCCACTGCCGTTGAGTGTGGTCGGTTTGACTCTTGAGGTTGTGATCGGAGGCTAATATGGGATTCGTCGTAACAACGCCTGGGAAGGGATTCAGTTATCCGGGATTGGATAACACGCTATTGACCCAATCGAAAATCCCAGAAATCGCGTCCATGCAAAACGAGGCGGCGTTGACCGCAGCGCAGAGCGGTGGTGCTGGGACCGGATTCAATATGGGTCAGTTTGCGGAGGCCATGACTGTTGCTGGCCCGATCATGGCGATTCTTGGCGCTGCCAACAGTGCCATCGGCTCGTATTACACGGCGCAGAGCCAGCAGAACCAACTCAAGATGCAGGCGCAGAATCAGGCGTTTGCAGCCGAGATGGCGCGTGTCAATCAGGGCATGGCGCGGTTTGCTGCCGGCGGAATCATGCGCGAGGGGCAGGAGCGCGTCGGTCGCTACACAATGCAGGCGGGGCAGGCCCGTGCGTCTGCCAAGGCTGCGCTTGCGGCTCGTGGAGGCGTGTTGAGCGAAGGCGCGCCGGCAGAGATTCTTGGCAGCATGGATTTGGTCAAGGAGATCGACAAGCTTTCCATGAATGCGGCCAATGTCAGGGCAGCTGAGGCGGCCAAGTTGCAGGCGTTCAACATCGGTGTCGGTGCAACGATGGCTGACATCTCTGCGCAGAACCTTCAGGCAACTGCCAGCACGATCTATCCTGGGCTGTCGCTCAGTACAAGTCTGCTCGGCAGCGCAACCGACATTGCTGGATCGTGGGCGCGCAATAGGCGCATTGAGGAACTTCTGGCTGGCGTTTCTACGCAGAGGATGTAAGCATGCCGACCGTACCTACATCGTTCGTACCGCAGGTTGCTCCGCAGAGCGGTGGTGACATCGGACAGTTCCAAGCACCACAGGTTGCGGTAACAGAGAACCTTGCCGCTCCTCAGCAGGTGCGGTTCGGTGCAGCCATGACGGGTGCTGGAAATCAAGTGTTCCGTCTTGGTAGTGCTATTCAGGACGGTATTGATGAGGCACAGACCAAGGCCGCTGATATCGCATTCCTCCAGCAAGCCAATTCCATGCTGCGTGGCGAGCAGGGATATTTGCGAACTGTTGGCAAGGACGCTGAGTCGCGGTACGCATCGACAGCAGACGCATTGACGCAGGCTGGACAATCGACGCTAGACGGACTTCAGAACGATACACAGAAGTCGATGTTCAAGAATGTACTTGCACGGAACATGATGACGTTCCAGGCGCAAGCACTCGACCACCGCGACAAGGAAGTGAAGGTCTTTGCGGCAAATGAATCTCGCGCTCGAGCGGATCAGTACGCAGCTCTTGCGATTCAGGACTTTGAAAATCGCGGCGAACTGTTGAGTGGTTACGAGATCAATCGTGGCGTGGCCCTAAACGAACTAAAGCAGGCTGCATCGCTGTCCGGCATTCCAGAGGGTTCGGCGCAGTTCACGGCAATCCAGCAGCAACTTGATACGCAACTGACGACAGGGGTGGTCAATCGACTGATGCTGGACAACCGCTACGACGAGGCTTACAAGTGGGTCGATGCCCAGCGCAAAGCTGGTAATTTGGAGCGCAGGGCGGGTGACAGCCTGATGGCATCAATTGATGCAAACCGGGATCGCTTCATAATTGATGAATATGCAACGACCATCAAGGGATATGGGCGCGTTGGAAGCCCAAATGATGAGGCCAACGACCCGCAGGAGGCTCCAGGATCGCTCAGGGACGCTTTGGACATTGCTGACGGGATCAAAGACCCGGAGATCCGCAAGGGCGTCCAGGCGGCCCTGCGGACACAATACGGGCAGGAGGAGGCATTGGCTCGGCAGGAATACAACTTCCTGATCGACCGAACAGAGCAGTTCCTTGCCATGCCTGGCAATGACGTGAACAAGATTCCTCCTTCCGCCTGGGGCCGGCTAAAGCCGACCGATCAGGCGCGATTCCTAAAGTCCCAGCGCGAGGTAGACGAGCTTGGGGTCATGGAAGAATTGGCACGAAATCCTTCGGTACTGACTCGCGAGTACTTGGAAGAAAACCGTGGTCGTATGACGCGGCAGACCTACACCAAGTTGCTCGGAGACATGAACGCTCCAGACAAGGTGATCGCGGCCACGCTTGACGCAGATCAGGTTGAGGCCACGTTCTTGGCAAATGGAATGACCAGCTTGACGAACCCGCGAACGGACTCGGAGAAGAACGAATCGCTCACGCTCCGCAACATGTTCAAGGCGCAGATTGATGACATGCAGAGTGCGATGAAGCGACCGCTGAATCGAACCGAGAAGCAGCGCGTACTGGATCAGGTCATCCTGCAATACAACGAAAAGGGATACGAGCCTGATTGGGTATTTGACAACGAGATGCGACTTGGTGCCATGACCGCAGAGCAGCGCCAGACCGCTTACGTTATGGTGGGGAAAAATCGCGTTACGTTGTCGAGTGTTCCGCAATCGTTTGTGTCTAACGTGGCGTTGCCGGAGTTCCGCAAGGCGGGCGTCACAAATCCAACCATGCAGCAGATCGCCGACTATTGGCTTCGAAAGGGCAGGCCGTCCGAATGATTCCGTTTACGCCAGACGACCGTCGAGCGCAGTTCGCACCTTCGCAGAATGTTGGAGGTGCCGTTGACCGCGACGTGCTAGACATCATCGGCGCACAACCGCAGCAGACGATGGCAGCGCAAGTCGATTACGAAGTGCCAGACATCAAGCCAGTCGATCCGGATGTTGTGGCAATCGTAAACCAGAATCAGGGTCCGCTTATGGCGTCACTGATGGGCGCATCGCAGGTGAATCCGGATCAGGCGGCGGAAGCAAAGCGCATTGGTTCACAGATCGGTATCGGACAGGACATCGCTCTGCGGAACATGGATGACGTGCGGCAGCGCGCATTCATGGCCGATGTACAGCGCCGCGACATTGCGCGTGCGAACCCGGTGCTTGCGGGCTTCTTGACCGACAGAACATTTGCGAACGAGGCGAGTGACGATATTGGAACACTCGACCGTGTTGGTTCATTCTTTGCAGACATTGGCCGTGCAGCTGCTGGTAGGCCAATGGAATACACGGCTGGCGAATTGGTTCGCGGATACATGCGCGGCCAACTTGTCGCAGAGCGTGGAGAAATTGGTACGAGGGCAATCTTGGGGGAGGCAGAGGAAACAAACTTTGCTCGCGCCAAGCAAATTCAGGCCGAGATGCGTGACCTTGCCGGCGGTGGCATTCTCGCAGCAACTGCCGAAGTCGTAGCGCAAAATGTGGCTCAGGCGCGAGAGGTGGTCGGCGCTGGTTTGGTTGGCGGCGCAGCAGGATCGGTGATTCCAGGCATTGGCACAATGACTGGATTTGCTGGCGGTTTGGGAACTGGCATTGTTTTGACAACGGCAAAAATGGAAGCCGGAAACCTGTACTTGGACCTTCAGGAACAGGGTATTAGCGATGACACGGCAGTTCCAATTGCTGTCGGCGCTGGCTTGCTGAACGGCGTGGTCGAAGCCGTTGGCATGAAGGTCGCCGCAGCTCCGTTTCGACAATTGGCAGTGCGCGTGATGCGCGAGCAAATTGCAGAAGCAATACAGAAGCCGACGATGCGCGCCGCGCTGGCGGCAGCCGGCAAGGCTTATGTTGTCCAGGTCGGATCAGAGGCGACAGAGGAAGGTTTGCAGGAAATTGTGAACATTGCCACCGAGGAACTTGCCAAGGGCATGGAGGGCATCGACAGCGAAACGACCATGCGCGATGCGGCCAAGCGCGTGCTGGATTCGTTTGTGCAGGGAGCAATGGGCGGGTCCATTCTTGGCGGTATCGGCCCAGGCGCGAACCTGTATGTCGATTTGCGGCGGGCTAACAAGGCCACGAAGCAGACGCGGTTCTTCGATGATCTTTCAAAGAACGCCACCGAGTCAAAGCTCAAGGCGCGAGATGCTGGAGCATACGAACGGTTTGTGGCAGCAACGGCTGACGGAACCGGCGCTGATACGGTGTTTGTTGATGGCGCAACCATTCGCGACGTGCTTACGCAGGCCGGAGTGACTGACACGCAACTTGACGCCATCATTCCTGGCATGGCGCAGCAAGTGCGTCAGGCCGTCGAACTTGGCAACGACGTGACGCTGCCAACCTCGCAGTTTGCGGCGCGTTTGGCCGGCACGAAGTTGGGAGACGCACTAATGCCGCATATGCGCCTGTCGCCAGATGCGATGAGCGCAATGGAGGCGCAACAGTTTGAGCAGAGCCGCGAGGCGTTGGTTGAGGAGGCTCGTGCCCTGCTTGATGCCAAGACCGAGGCAGAGAGTGCATTTGTTCAGGAAGCGGATCAAATCGCATCCAGCATGCGCGACAGATTGGTGGCTGCTGGTCGTGATCCTGCAATGGCTGAAGTTGAAGCACTTGTGCATCAGGCATTCGTGGTAACGCAGGCTGCACGTCGCGGGATGACGCCGTCCCAGTTTGAGGCCGAGAGCGGACTTCGCGAGATCGTTGGTGTTCGGGGTGAAAAAACAAACGTACAAGCAGCGCAATCTGCGGTTAAAAACGCAGAACTACAAGCGCGCAGCAAGTTGTTTGGATGGTACGCACAGCGCGAACTAGCGAAGATTGCAGAATCCGAGGGAGTTGATCTATCAACTCTGACTAGAGATCAATACGCGCAGTACGCGATTGATAATGGTCTGGCTATTGATGACGATCACCTTCGCATGGCCGCTGTACTCCGCAACGCCAAGACGATTGAAGAATATGCGTCCATGCGAAAGTCAATGCGTGCCGCAGCGAATCCAATGCAACAGCAGGCAGATGCCGAGTTTGCTGCATTCGCACAGCGCATCAAGAGAGATGCAACCGCAAGTACGACGATTTCACCTGGGGTTCGTATTCGCAGCGGAACAGCAAATAGCGATACCTGGCTATATTTCAAGGTAAACTCTGGCGCAACTACGACAGGGGAAACGCACAAGGCATACGCTGGTTTTGCTGATCCGTACAAGTCGCTTACTCAAAATCGTGTTGAGCAGTTTCTGCAATTCTTGCAGAGTCGTGGATACAACGGAGACGTTAAGACTATTCAGGACATTGACCAAGGTAGCGCGATTTCAGATCAGATTGTGATGCACGGAGCTACCAAAGCGGATGCAGATTTGGCATTGCAGTTGTCGCAGGAGTTCTTTGGAAACGAACTGAACTTCCTTGAAACCGGAATGGACACGGACAGCGGTTCTTACAGCCAGAATCTTGCTGAAAAAATTAAATCCGATATTGCTGCTAGAAATCAATCACAGCAAGCGCAGCAGCCAACCACTGCATTTGATCAGGCGGCTATCTCCCGCATGGACGCCGACTACCTCGCGGCGGTCGAGCGCGGCGACATGGAAGCGGCGCAGCGCATGGTGGACGAGGCGGCGAGGGCTGCAAATCAACAGAGAGTTACAAGATTTACGGTTGGTAACCGTGGTTTGCTAAATAATCAAGTCCTCAATTACGACAAATTGTCAGATGACGAAATGGCTGAAGTTGAGGTTCTGCTTCCTCTTGGTTTGCAGCAACCACGGGACGTACCTGCCAATGCGACATTCTTCTTCACCGACGAAGGATTGATTCGGCAAAATCGATTGATTGAGTTGTTGAAGAAAGCGGCGAAAGGTCGTGTGATAGAAACGACTGCTTATGTTCCAAATGATCCTGTATGGACATCAAACGATGGACAAGTTGCTGTGGTTCCGGAGCAGATCAAGTCTGCCAACCCCGTCACCTACGACGAGCAGGGCAACATCGTCCCGCTGTCGCGCCGCTTTGACATCACTAGCCCGAAGCTGTTTGAGCAGGCCGCCACTCTCAACGCCGATTACTTTACAGCCATTGAGCGCGGAGATACGGAAACCGTTCAAAGCATGATTGACGAAGCGGCTGAAAGACAGATGCCGTCCAGTCAAGTGCGCGATGCGGCAGGAAAACTGCTTCGCATCTACCACGGATCACAGAGAATTGATCGAGTCGGAAACCGTCTGCTGAAGAAGCGGGCCACATCCGGGCCGATGCCGTTCTTTACCGACACTCGTGCGATTGCAGAGGGTTATGCCCAAGGCAAGGAAGACACGAGCATTGAGAACATCGGATACGAGCAATGGTTCAAGTACAAGCCACGCGGACAGCGAGGCACTGTCACTCTTGACCAAGCGTGGTTCTATCTCACGCCAGAAGAACGCGCTACTGCCACCGAACGTTTGTATACGGTTGGATACGAAAATCCCGACGAAGGAACCGGGGAAATCGTTGGCAATACCAAAACCATTGCGTCACGCGACCATGTGCAATTCTTGATTCGTCAGGCCAAGGGAAACGCGCTGACTGCTGCAAAGGAACTCTGGCTCAACAGCGGAAGCCTGTTCAACGACGAACAGAAGTTCATGGATGTCCTGAAGGGCATGGGACTAGGAGAACGATTCGTTTACGACTCTCCTCATGCGGTCAATTCCGGAATCATTGAGGCATACGCCAACATCACGAATCCGCTCGATACATCTGCAATTCCGACATCAGTAGTTGATGCGCTTCAGAAGCGCGCAAATCGCGTGCGAAAGCCAGCAGATGAATACGGGCAAGATGCGTGGGACAAGCGGACTCGTGATCCGCAATCTTGGATGGAAACGCTCCGCTCCGACATCGCTGAAGGCCGGACGCAGGCATGGACTTCAATCCCGGATTGGGCGACCGATGTTCTGACAAAGCTTGGATATGACGGCATCAAGGACAGTGGTGGCAAGTATGGCGGCGATCCGCATGTCGTATGGATTCCATTCAATCCGCAGCAGATCAAGTTTGCCAATCCAATCACAAAGGATGGTTCCGGGAAGATCATCCCGCTGTCAGAACGATTTGACCTGACATCTCCGATGATGTTCCGTCAGGCGGCACCCGGCCCAGCCCGCGGCGGATTCGACCCGCGCACTCTGAACGTCCTTGTCGGCAAGGGTGGCGATGTATCGACGCTCGCGCACGAACTGATCCACCTCCGTGTCGCCGAGTACCTACGCATGGCGCGTGGCACCACGCCGCCAGCGCGTGTGAACGCCGACCTCGAGACGCTGTTCGACTTCATGGGCGTGGAGGGCGCGACGTTCCAGGAGCGTCTCGACAACTACGAGACGATGACCATCGACCAGCGCAGGCCGCTGGAGGAGAAGGTCACCTACAACTTCGAGGTGTATCTGTACGAGGGCAAAGCACCGAGCGTTGAGCTGCGCGGTGTGTTCGACCGCCTCGCCGCGTGGATGCGCCGCGTGTACAAGTCGATCCGCGATGACCTGAACGCGATCTACCGCCGCGAGTTCGGCACCGACCTGCCGATCCTCACGCCCGAAGTGCGCTCCGTGTTCGACCGCATGCTCGCATCCGAAGAGCAGATCAAGCGGCAGGAGGCCATCAGTGGAATGAAGGGTCTGTTCCAGACCCAGGCCGAGAGCGGCATGGGAGACGCTGAGTGGGCCGCGTACCAGGCCATGCAGCAGGAGGCTACGGATGCTGCCGTCACCGACCTGAACACCGCCAGCATGCGGCAACTCCAGTGGCTTGGGAACGCACGCGCTCGTATCCTGCGCGACCTTCAGAAGAAGCACGAAGCCAAGCGTAAGGAAGTCACTGCCGAGGTGGCCGCTACCGTCAGGCTCGAGCCCGTCTACCGTGCGATGACCTACCTACGCACCGGAAAGTTCGTGGACGCGGACGGGGCCGAGGTCGCCGTCGAAGGGCCGCATCGCCTTGACACCAAGCGCGTCAAGAAGCTCTACGAGACGGTCCCGACCGCCGCCTCGCTCGAGGCCGTGCGTGCGACCGGGATGCCGATGCCGGCGGTGATCGCCCCGGACATCGCCAAGCTCGGGACGGGCAAGGGCGGCATGATGGGCGTGGATGGACTCGACCCGGACCTGGTGGCCGAGACGT